AAAAATGGCAAACTGTTTACTTGAGTTTATGAGTTCTAAATTGCCAATATCAAGATTACAAAGAGATTTAACTGATAGTACTATAATACGTAATTATGGAACGGTATTTGGTCATATTATTATTGCGTTTAATAATATTTTAAAAGGTAATGGTAAAATAACTCCTAATATTAATACTATTAATAATGAATTAAATAATTATATTATATTAGCAGAACCAGTTCAATATTATTTAAAATCTAAAGGTATTTCAAATTCATATGAAATATTAAAAGAATATTCTAGAGGTAAAAGTTATATTTCTAAGGATGAATATATCCAATTTATCCAAAGTATAAATTCGCGGATTTCTATTCAACTATCAGAAAATGATATGAATAATTTATTAGAATTAAATCCGTTTGATTATACAGGTTATTATTAATTACACTCTAACGTAAAAATATAAATATTTATATAATTCTTTTTTTATTATATAAATATTTTAACAATAATTAATGATTAAAGCATTGTATTAAAACGCTTAATTGCTGTAGGCAACACCAGCCATACCACTCATGACACGAAGGACATTGTAGTTAACAGCGTAGACACGAACCTTAGCAGTGGCAGAAGAACCAACTGTGTTGGCAGAAAGGACAAGTTGAAGAACAGCGTTGTCAATTCTGGAGAAGTTGCAGCTACCGGAAGGTTGATGTTCTTCAGGGCGAAGAGCAAATGAGTAGACGTTGATACCAGCGTCAGGGGCGCGAGTATGGTGTTGGTAAGGTTGGACAGTGTCGAAGTAAGATCCTTCACGTTCAGAGAAACGATCTTGACCGTTAAGTTGGAGCTTAGCGGTAACAACAGGATTTTCACCCCAGCAGTGCATATCCTTAGCAGCTTCGGCAAGAACGAAAGCTCCAGCATCAGTTACACCACTTCCAGCATCAGCATCACCTACGGCAGCGGCAAATTGAAATCCGTTACCGGTGGCGTTTACAACCTTGTCAGTACCTTCAGCGCTTGCTGCGGAAGAGAAAGCGCTAAGAGCATTGGGAAGAATATCAAGAGCATCTGTGTAGTTGAAAGGTTGAGCGCCGTAAGTGGCGTAAGTATCTTTACCACCAACTAAAGAATCACAGTAGTTGACGTTAGCGTCAGGTTGAACAACCCAAACAAGTTCCTTGCAAGGGTGGTTGAAGTTAAGTTTAATCTTGTTGGAAGAAGAACCAACAGATTCATCACCTGTGAATTGAACTTGTTCAATTAAGTATTCATGAGGGTTTTGTGCCATCTTACGACGTTCATCGGTATCAAGGAAGATATAATCAACGTAGAGAGAAGCAGCAACTAAAGAGTTTTGGTAAGCATCCTTAGCAGTTTGGGAATTGTCGGTTTGACCAACAGCTTTGACTGCCCATAAGCATTCACCAATAGGACGGAAATCAATATTAATCTTAACTTCGTGGTATTGGAGAGCAATTAAGGGAAGAGCAAGTCCGGGGTTGCGGCAAAACCAAAACATAAGAGGAACATAAAGAGTTGTTTCGGGAAGATGTTTGCGAGGAGCACAAACTTGGGCAGGTCCAGCACCAGCAGAACAAGGTCCATCTAAATCTTCATAATTAGGATTTGTAGAGTAGGTAAGTTGTGTGGTGTTACCAATCATCTTGTTATAACCTTCTTGTTGTTCACTGGAAAGAGTTAATTGATTCCAGATGTGCATCCAGTCACCATATTGACGGTCAATGCGTTGACCACCAATTTCAACTTCAACTTGGGAGATAAGTTGTTCTCCAGGGCAATCTAACCAACGAGCATACTTAGTTTCAGTAGAGCTAGATATTTGAGGAAGAGTAACTTGGAGGTATGTACGGTAAGCAAGATCACCATTACGACTAATGGTGCATGTTACACGACGACCAAAATCGGCTTGGCCAGAGAAAGTTTGTTCAATGCTTTCCATAGCAAAATTTGTATGGCGTCTGTAAGACACCTTCCAGAAAGTAATTTCGGGAGTTCCTGTAAGGAACACATCTTGTGCGCCATAAGCGACTAATTGCATAAGTCCACCAGCCATCTTAGAATACTATTCTATATCTTTACTAGAGAAAATAATTTCAAAAAAAAGCGAATATTCCTAAATATTTTTTTATGATATTTTACTAGATAAATGCGTTAATTTTTTTATTACAAATAAGTTATTTATTTTGTTACCATAAGTAATAATATAATAATATTTATTAACAAAAATTATTATAATGCATTGTTTTTTTGAATAAAATTCTCTAAATATGATTCTTGAAATATTTCACGTCGATTTTCATGTTTTTTTGTAAAAATATAGGTATCATCTTTTTTTTTGATAGTCCACCCTTTCTCTAAAGTATTTATAATAAATATCATTTTTTGATAAGTTGATTTATCAAATTTAATACTTGATGGTAGATCTATATTTATTTTAGTTGGCATATATAATCTTTACATATACAATTTTATAAAGTTTTACGAGTTTACTTTTCTTAACAAAATTATTTTGTTCTACGTGTTGTATTCTTTTTGTTTTTTTTTGAACTACTATTAGCAACCTTTTGCCTTTTTGTACCGCAACATTTTTCAGATACACAACCATTATAATTATTTAATTTATTGCTTTTTAAAACAATTACATTATTCTTTGTATTTTTTGAAAAAAATCCAATCATGCGTTCATCACCTATTCCAGACATTGCCTTATATAATATCATTGCTGCTCTTACGCCTGAAGGTTGATCACCCATAGCACCCATTCGTGGTCCTTCTAATGGATTTACATATGCTCCACCCTTTGCAATAGTAGTAATCTCTTGAAAAAAATCACCTACACCTTTATTTGAACATTTTTTTAATAATTCATAATATATAAATGTTTCTTCTAACATTTTCCATTTATCTTGACCTTTTTTATATTTCCATTTTTCGATAATAATATCAATCACGCGATCTAAAGCATTTGCAGCGGATAAATATTTTGGTTCTTTTTTAATATCTATTGTTATTTCTTCACGTGGTAAAACAAAATCATTATATATTGCTGTATATGTTACTACAATACGATTTTTCGGTTTTACATAAATATTCCCTTGATATTGAAACGCATTGTTATCTTCCAATAAAAAACTCATATTACTTTTAGTTTCAACTATTTTATCTTTTCCAGAACAGGATCCAAACCCCCCCATCGCGTCAATAACAGACGCCATTGGACATACTATATTTGATTGAGTCAGAATTATATCATCTTTAATATATGCGCCTTTATCGGCAGCATTATTTATTATTTTACTATCTGAACCAAAATTACAAATTATATTTTCTTCACCTTGAATCAATTTATATTTATTAGGTAATTTTTCATTTATCAAATAATCAGTAAAAGAATCTTTTAAATCTTCATCTATAGTTCCTAATTTATGTTCATTGTTATGGGCAATTTTATCTAAAATTTCTATTTGTTTATTTATAAAAATAGATAAATTATTATCATTTATATTATTATTAATAAAATTATCCTTATTTATAACCTCTAAACCTTTTTTAGCAATAATATAATTAATTTTTTGCACCGCTTCCTTATTTTCAATAGATAACACATCCTCACTAGAATCTTCATTTTCTAATCTAATTTCATAATTTTTATATCCAACTGCTATATCGTGTAATTGATTTACTATTTTTGTAGAGTACTGTATTATACGAGATTTAATAACATTTACTCTTTTACCAGAATTTAAATTTTCAACACTTATTTCTTTTATTTTAATTCCAATTTCCCTTTTTTTTGGTTTCAATTTTCTCATGTTTTTTATAGAACTTTCTACTGAAGATCTTTTTACAGGTGTTGATTGTTCTTGTATTTGTAACAACAAATCCATTTTATTTAAATCTATATTTTTAACTATTTCTTGTATTTTTTCTGCGTTATCACTATTATTTATTAATTCATCATGTATATCTGTGTAATATTTTAATATTTCTACTATTTCATTATTTTCATTTCCTCCAACTTGTAATTCACTAGTTTTACGTTGTCCATTAACAAAATGATCTAAAATAAAATAAATATTATTATTAACACCAAAATTATTATCAATGTCAAAAATATACATAATCGATATTATATCCATGTATTTATTATGAAATAAATAATAAGGATTAATATTCAAATTATTATTATATAGATTTAAATATACCTTTTCCATAATAAATACAAGATTTCTAATTAAAGTATTTTCTTCTTCATCATATTGATCTGTTATTACTTTATTATGTAAAACAGAATTTATACCAAACATTATATCTTTATGAATACTATGATTCATTGATTTATTTATCTCTTTTGTTTGTAAATCTTCTGAAACAATATTAGTAGAATTATTTATTACTTCTATAGGCATTTCTTTTGAAACATTTTTCATTTTTGATTGATCAACTACCAATTCTTTTTGTAGTGTAGGTGCTGTTAATGTGTCTAAGGATAAAGATTTAAATTGATCAAAAAAACTTGGTTCACTATTTGTTTCTTGAACTCTTCTTCCTCCTAATTGTTCTTCATTCTCAGTTGGTGCGCATGTCATTATATACAATTTAATTTGTTGTATAGTATGTCCTGCTACTTGTAATATTTTTGCTTTAGAACGTGTTAATGAACCAGAAAAGAATCGTACTAATTTTGAGTCATTCAAACCTGTCATATCATTATCTAGTAAAAAATTTCGTATTTCATCATAATTATCTAAATAAGGATATTCTTCATCTTCTTCAACTTCATTTTCTATTATAAATTCTTCATCTTCTATATATTCTTCTGTAGTTTCTACTTCATTTTCATCTCTACTACGCTTAATTCCCAAAGTACCCCCTTTTTTTTCTAAATCACTAATCAAATCTATTTTTTCCTGAATTCCACCCAGACGACCCGCACATTTTTTCATATTAAAGTCATGTATAAAATCATGTCCAAATAAATTAATAAAAAAGAATCCTAATATTTCAGTAGGTAATTTAATATTAACTGTCATATATATATAAAAACCTAAAATAATATATTATTAATGAATAAAAAAAAAGTTGAAAAAATACATACTATCGATGAAACTCATGATAGAATGCTTTCTCAATTTGAATACAATGAAAATGAAATTATACCAAAATTACTACAAGAAAAAGAAGTATTAATTAACTCAATATCAACATTAAAATCAAATGATGTATCAAAATATATGGAAATTACTGATAAAATTAAAATATTAAAAAATAAAATTAAAATATTAAAAAATGAAAAAAAAAAATATTTACTAGAAAATTCAAAGTATATATTTAATTATTTTGAACAAAAAAAACTAATTACTAATAATGAAGTTAATGCAAATCAACACACCGATAGTGTTAATTCTTTTTTTAAAATAAAAGCAACAAATGATACCTCATCTGATATTAATAATAGTAAATATATTCAATCTAAACAATATTTACAACAATATTTAAAAAATATGAATATTACATCACTGCAACCACAAGACTATATCATTACTACTGACAAATGTTTATATTGTAATGAAGGTGAACTTATACCACAAGATGAAGAAGGTGTATTAATATGTAATAATCTTAGTTGTTGTAAATTTATTACGTATATAGTAGATAGTAATAAACCTACAAATAAAGAACCACCGAACGAAGTTTCATATACCGCATATATTAGATTAAATCATTTTAAAGAAATATTATCTCAGTTTCAGGCAAAAGAAACAACACAAATACCTAGTGAAGTTATCAACAATATTCGCGCTCGTATTAAAAAAGAACGTATTACCGATATGAAAGAAATTAATTATGATAAAATGCGTGAAATATTAAGAAAATTAAATTATAATAAATATTTTGAACATATTCAATATATCAATTCATTATTTGGAATAAAACCTCCTATTATGAATGAAGAATTACACGAAACGTTATGTGTATTATTTATTGAAATACAAAAACCTTGGGCAATACATTGCCCCCCAAATAGAACCAATTTTTTTAATTACACATATACTTTATATCAATTATGCGTTTTATTAAATCAAACACAATATTTACCATATATTCCTATGATGAAAGATCGTGAAAAACAATTAGAACAAGATATGATATGGAAAAAAGTATGTGAAAGTTTAGACTGGGAATATTTTCCTACTGTATAAATAAAATATTAATAATACTTTATAATAAATTAATATTTTATACGACTTTGAATAATTAGAATAAATTAGATATATTATAAATAAAAAGTAATGTTGCTTGTACTATTAAACCGGATACACCATCTGTATACATGCTTCTTGTTACCCCCAACGTATCGTAATAATGTTTTTGTAAATGAGGAAATAAGTTGCTTCCTTTCATTACAAAACCATATAACGCACTAATTATAAATGTGATTATCATAAATTTCAATAAATAAACTGTATCAAAAATATTCTTTGGAAAAGACATTAATGATAAAATAATAGGTTGGGTAGTTGCACCTACAAATCCAGCAATAAGTGCTGCTGCTAAAAGTGTATGATGTTTAAAATAGGGTATTAAATCTTCCACAAAATCCATTTGAAAATACTTTGGTAATTTATCATAATTAAGAGACATGAAACGTAATACTACATCCCAAAGAGCAGTAACAACAAAAGTTAAAATAATTAACAAATAATAATCCATATATATTATTATAGGATAATTAATTAAAAAATGTTGAAAGTAACAACAATGAACCAGTTGCTGTTAAGTTTTTCATAAAAGTATAGTATTGATTTTTATTAGATGGAAAGTGATATATTAAAGTTGCTAAAACAGTAAATAAAGCTAAACCTACACTAGAATAATATGCGTAATTTGTATAACTATTCGTATATAAAGAATACATTATTACGATTGGCGCAAATATTTCTAATAGAATAACTCCTAATATTGTTAAATAATAAAAATAATTAGGTAAATTTTTTAAGAAAAATATGTTATGAAATCCATTAACCGTTGATGAAAAATTATTTACTTTATTAATTCCAGCTAAAAAATACATAAGCAAAATCAAAAATGCGTAAAATAAAACGTCCATAATATATATTTTAAATAGATATATTAACATATTTTTCTTTTATTCAAATTATATTTATAATAATATAATTTAATTAATTAGTTTATGCAGCAAATTTTAATCCACCAACTAAAGAACTACCTAATGTAAAACCAGCACCTGTACGAGTAGTTTGACCCATAGCAGGAATAAATACATCAAGAATACTAAATACAGCGGCAGCAGTTAAAGCAATTATCATAACTTCTTCAACAGATAAAGGTTTTTTAGGGATTATCATAGCACAAATACCTACAGCTAAACCTTCAACTAAGTATTTAATAGCGCGTTTTAATAATTCGTTTAGATCAAATAGATCACTCATTATATATATATTATAGATATTTTACTAAAGATATTTTCAATAAAAATTACTTAAACAATTATAAACAAATATATTACTAAAATTATTATGTCAAGTTTTGAAAAAAAAACTTTGGATAATGGTGATTCTAACCCTAAATATATCGATTTATGCGATGAAGATCAACCTATAGCAGGACAAAAATACGTATGTTTATCATTTGTATCACCCGATAAAATACTAAAAAAAAGAGAAGTTTATCTTTTTGATCAATTTATAAAACGATGGGATTTTTCTAAATCTATGGAAAAATATTTTGACTTTATACATTTTATAGCATATAAACACAGTTTTAATGTTGAAACTCTTATTAGTGATTTTAATGATTTTATAAAAGAAGAAGGTAACAATTTACAAAAAAATAGTATTGATGATGATTATAAAAACTTTTTAGATAAAGAAGAAGAAAAACTAAATGAAAAATTTAATCGCGAACATTCTTTCCAAACATCAGTTCGTGGATTAAAAGTACGCGGTGTTTATTCTAATCAAGATGAAGCAGAAAACAAAAGTAAACAATTAAGAGAACAAGATCCTAATCATGATATTTTTGTAGGACCGGTTGGTACATGGTTACCTTGGGATCCAGATGCTTATAAAACAGGTAGAGTTGAACACTTAGAAGAAGAACTAAATGCTTTACATAAAGAAAAACTAAAAAATGAAGAATTAGCAAAACAACAATTCGAAGAACGTGTTCGCGAAACAAAGAAACAAGCGATCCGTGAAAATATTGAAAAAGCAGAAAAGAGCGGTAATGTATTAACCCAAACTATAGATGAAGATGGTAATCTTAGTGGTGTTAAAGAAAATGTAGATTTTGATAGTCGAGATGCTACCACAATTGAAGCAACACAACTTCATAATGAAGAAATGTTTAAAAATATTTTAAATAAAGATAAGGAAGATTAATAAACCTGATAATTAATAATATAAATCTATATAAATAGTATTTTATAGATTTATATAGTTTATAATGAATACATTCCAGCATTTATATCATAAGACATTATGTAATAATAATATTAAAATTGATTATAATAATATAAATAATATTCATAATTATTTAAATAATAATTATAAAAATGAAACTAATAAATTTTTAATATTAACATCTAATATTATGTTACGTAGTAACTTTGATAATAAATTTGTATTTTTGTTTCAATATTTATCGAATCCGTTTATTGATAATAAATCGAAAGAATGTTTATTACAATATTTTTGTAGTATACAAAAAAAGGTAAATGCGTTAAATAGGTTAGTTTATAAGTACAAATATAATAAGGCGATTTACGCTAATTCAAGAGATTTATGCTTTAATCCTATTTCTCCTACACAGAATAACATATTAACTATTTATTCTATAAATGCGAAATACTTATTTTCAGTTGTAGATATTAAAAACATTATAAAAAATTCATTGTATAATACTGAAATGTATTTTTCTATGCCATTAACAATTAAAAATCCATATAATAATTCACCATTTAATAAAGCAGATTTATATAATATATATAATTTTTTCAAGCATAATTTTATTGTTATTCCTCTGATTTTTCATTTGTATTATTTATCGAATTTTAATCTTAAAAAATTTCAAAGTGATAATGAAGTTACTATTCGTAATTATTTAATAGAAAATTATTTAAAAGATTCTTCCAAGTATATAGTTGTTAAATTTATTAAACGTATGTTATCTGATTTTAATAGAACATTGAAAATAAAAAATTTAATAAAATATAAAATTACATATGACAACGAATTTCCAGACGATGCTTTATTTATTATTTTTAAAGATTTGGCACAACTTTATTACAAATATAAATATACATTAGATTTAAGCATCCAAGATGATTGTTACGATAAATGGTTTAATGGACTTCTTTTATTTAAAAAAGAAAATTTATTATTTGGACGAAAACAAATAAAATTTTTAAATGCCGCTACAAAAATAAATAAAATTAAAAAAAAAACTATTTTTGTAGGAGAAGATTTATCCACATTTAATAATTTTAAAACGTATTGGTCAAATAATGATAAGTTAAGTCATTTAGATCATACATATAATAATGATAATGATAATGATATTGATAGCTTTAATGATAGTGATAATGATAGTGATAATGTTGATAACTATAGTCACAATAATAATGAACAAATATCATCTAATTTAACTCTTGAAGATATTTCAAATAATAATATACAATTTACTTCCTTTCATACAACACCTTTGAGATCACCTTTATACTATTATCTTGATTATTATTCTACAATAAGTACTAATACTTATACTTATACCCCACCATTAATGTCTCGAAGTGAAAGTATTTATACAAATGTTTTAGATAGAACGATGTCAGACTCCGACACAGAGTCTGAATCTGAAACAGTTACTAATAGAGTAATAAATCCTATAATTAATAATAATAATCGAGATTTACAATTAAACATGAACGATATTATTGATTGTTACAGTGACGACAACTTGAGTGACGACAACGATAGTATGTCTTAAATTACCATTTTGATTTTTTAACATTAATTGTCTGTCCTTGCTTTTTCTTTCCTTTACTTGGATCATATGCTTCATCTTCATCATCTGATCCCATATTTTTAGAAATTTCCCAAAATTCTTTAGAACCTAATCTAAAATCCGGATGATTTTCTGCTTTATACCAAAAAATTTGATCATGCAATTTATTTGATTTTGCGTTATTATTTATAACTAAACATTCATAATTTTCGGTAGTTTGATCCATTACAGCACAAAAAGATTCTAATGTTGGAAACATACTAGCATAATTTTCCCATATTCTTTTTCTATTTGTTAAATAAGGTTCTCTTAATATAAATACATAATCAATATTAGTTCTTAAATTTGGTGGTATACCTAATGGATATTGCATTGTAATTATTAACATTACTTTCCAGTGACGACCATTCATAAATAACAGTCTCATTAATTTATCACGAGACCATGATTGATCATACAAACAATCGTCTAATATAACAAATGTCCTTGGATCTATATTACATTTCCGATATGTTTCCATTTCTTTTTTCATCTGTTTTAAAACTGTTTTCTGTCGCCGTAATATATTTTCAATTAATACTGTATTATATTCTTCGTGAATAAATAATTTAGGTACATGTTTGGAATAAAATCCGTTTCCAGCTTCTGTACCAGAAATAACCGTACCTATAGGTACGTCTTGATGATAATATAATAAATCTCTTACTAAAAATGATTTACCTGTATCACGTCTTCCTATCATCACTATAACGGGACCTTTACTCTCTTCAGGTCTAAATGTAATCTCTCTCATATTAAATTTTTTTAATTCTAAAGTCATTTATATATATAAACTATAATTATTTACTATTCATTAAACGAACTAGATTAGTTTAAATTTTATTTTTTTTTAGTAATTATTATTTATAAGAATATATTTATGAACCATTCTTCTAAATTTAAAATTTTTTATTCAAAAGATAATACAATAGATTATTCATATAATAAAAAAAATTATGAAAATGATCCAAATGATTTAGAATATAATTATAATCCATTTTATATTTCAAAAACACAATTATTTAATCCTATTTATAACTTATTTTTTACATTAAATCAAAATAATTACAATAAGATTTCATTAAATCATAAATATCATATTTGTAATTATCATACTATCAAAAATATTGAAACAAAAGAAATAATTAATAAAGATATATTTATCAAATATTCTCCTATTATTGATCCTAGTAAATATTTAATTGGGAAATACGAAAACGATAATATAGAAGAATTACCAAAATTGAATAGTATTCAAAATAAATTATCTGACAAAAACAACGCTTCGTATGTTGATAATTTTTTTTATTATTTAACAAGTCAAATACTACATAATCATTCATTTATTAATGGTATTGATTATTATGGTTCTTATTTATGTATTCAAGATATATTCAAATATAATATTACCGATGAATTAGAATATTTTCAAGATTCCGCCTTTTTTAATAATAATATCAATAAATTATTTAAAATCACAAATATACCTATACACACTTATTATGATGGTACAAAAAATTATAGACAAAAACTAAATTTGTCGAATGATTATAAACATAATATTACTTGCGATTCTTTACCTAATATTAATAATGATACTAGTATATTTGATTTATCACAAAATGGATTAAATTTACTTTATAATAAAAACAATTCATTAACAAGTCATAATACATCTAAAAGTGATAGTGAATGTAATTATAGTAGTAATAGTGATGACAATAATTCTGTTTTAGATAGTTCAGAATGGGAAACAGATTCTAATACATCTATTAGTAATAGTATTTTTTCATGTGATGATAATTATTTTGCTTACATTAATAATTTTCCAGTTCAATCTATTTGTTTAGAAAAATGTGATGGAACATTAGATACTTTACTTGAAAATAAATTAATTGATGATAATACTGGTTCAGCAACATTATTTCAAATTATAATGTCTTTAATTTGTTTTCAAAATGCCTTTCAATTTACACATAATGATTTACACACAAATAATATTATGTTTGTTAATACCGACAAACCTTATTTATTTTACAAATATAATAATATTGTATATCGGGTACCTACATATAATAAAATATTCAAAATAATAGATTTTGGTAGAAGTATATATAAATATAATAGTTTCACCTTTTGTAGTGATAGTTTTTCGAAAGATGGTGACGCAAATAGTCAATATAATTGTGAACCATTTTTTAATAGCAAGAAACCTAGACTAGAACCTAATTTTAGTTTTGATTTATGTAGATTAGGGTGTTCTATATATGATTTTATTGAAGATATTAATGATGAATCATTTACTGAATTAAAAAATACAGTGGATCGTTGGTGTACTGATGATAATAATAAAAATATTTTATATAAAAAAAATGGCGAAGAAAGATATCCAGATTTTAAATTATATAAGATGATTGCTAGAACAGTTCATAATCATACCCCCGAAAAACAATTAGATTTTACATTTTTTAATCAATATAAGTGGGATAAAAATGTGGATGAAAATTTAATTGACTTAGATATTATTCCTTGTTATGTATAAAAAATTGATGGATAATAATATATTTTTATTAATTATAATCTTATCATGGAAGGTATTACGTTTGTAGCTATATTTAGTACTGTAATAGCAACATTTATGGCACGTTGCATATTCAAACCACATAGGCAAGTTTACCCTATATAATTGTTCTTAAAAAATTGAAAAATTAATATTATTTATTAATAATATTAATAATATTAAAAATGAATTTAAAATTTCTAAAACAATGTATAGAAAATATATTGATAGGTATTCTAATTGTCTTTATTGCTACATTTCAATTATATCACTTTAATCCACATTCATATATACAACCTGATTATAATTATATTATAGGATATGAATTAACACAACAGGAAAAATTTATAAATCATAATACTAGTCAATTATATATACCTACATACAAAAAACAAAATATACATTTATACAATCATATCTATTTTTAATTAAAAATATTCTTCTTTAAATTGACAGGGTACCATAATTCTTATTCCAAGGTCCTTCGCTTTTTTTATTTTGTTTGAATTAGCGTCAAAATCTTTTACTATTAAAACAAACGTATTTTTATTAACACTGTCACTTAATATACCACCCTTTTCTTTTATTTTTTCTATTATTTCATTATCACGTATTTTTGTCATTACTACATGTTTTTCATATAAAATGTGTTTTTCTTTTAATACAATACTTTTTTCTTCATCTTTATCTTGACTTTTCGTTTTACTTCTGGTTTTCATTTTTTCTGTATTTATTGTATTTAATTTATATTCTAAACCAGAATTTTTTAAAAATTCTAGAAATTGAGGTATATTAGATACAAAACTTTTGGCATTTTCATTTCCTATACCATTTACTTCTTGTAACATCTTTACTTTATCTTCATTACTTTCATTTGAAACTAATATATTTGGGTATGTTTCCATTATTGGTTTCATTTTCCGTTCACCTAATCCACGACCTAATAGATTTGACGCAACCATAATGTCTAGTATACTAGATTCTTTTATTTTTATTTGAATGCTATTATAAACTTTTTCTATCATTTTACTTTTAAACCCTTCAACATTTTCAAAATCTTCTTTTGTCATTTTTATTATTAATGGTACACTTTTATAACCTGCTTTCATTATACGTTTTACATTACCACTAGATAACCCGTCCACCTTTAAAGTAGTAAAGAAACCTGTTATATTTTTTTCTTTTACATCATTATTATCATCTATATTATCTAAAACTACGTCTACACCTGTATCTGTCCAATGATATTCTTCATTTGGCATCTTTGATTGATCGGCTTCTTGAATTACAGATTGTATAAATGGTATTACATCACCACTACGAATAATTTGAATAATAGCGCCTATTCCTATTTTATTACTTTCTATAAATTTAGCATTAAACCCTGTAGCATATTGTATTGTTACGCCCCCTAATCGTACAGGTTCAATTCTTACCTTGGGTTTTAAATATCCGTTTTTGCTAGCACTCCATATTACATCTACAACCTTTGCTTCTGCTACTTGATCTGATATTACCATTTTAAAAGCAAACGCATGATCTGGGTTTCCACTCATTCGTTTATAAATCTTATCATTACCTACTATAATACCGTCCATTTCATATTCATAATTAGTTCTCCAATCAATTAATATATCTGACAATTGTTCATTTGTTATCTTTGTTTCTTCTTTATATAATACTGGTTTAAAACCGAATTCTTTTATTTTTTTCATTTGACGACTTGGAATTAATTCTGGTCGTATAACTTCATATACAACAAAATCTAAATCTTTACTTTTTTCATCTATTGTTTTACTATTTATAATACCAGATACTAGATTTCTAGCGTTTGCGAAATTAGACTCGTATTTTTCTTCGAATGTTTTTTTAGGTATAATAAATTCACCTCTAACTACTATATCTTTCTCTTTTGGTAATTTTAATACAGATAATAAGTATGATATGTCTTGACCAATTTTACCATTTCCTCTAGTATATAATCTTGGTTTATTTCCTTCAGTAGTATATAAACCACTTACACCATCTAATTTACTTGATATTACATATGGTCCACTATATTTTTTAGTCCAATTATTTAACGCACCTGTATCTGGTTTTATTTTGTCCATTGAAGGCATTTCATAAGGCAAATCTACCTTATTTTTTAATACTTCAGCGCCAATATTTTCTAATATGTTATTATTTGGATATTTCCTTTCCATATATTCTTTTATAATATCAAATTCATTATCTGTCATTAATGGTGTTTTTGTATTATAATATGCGTCATTGGCATAACGAATCATATTTTCTATATTATTTTCCTTTAATGTTTCCAAGTAACTCATACCATCTATTTTAAATTGATTTATCTGTGTACTTATATCAGTACTATTATTACTTTTACGTGTACTCATCACCATATCTTTATTTTTACTATTTATCTTATTTCTTAAATTATTTTCAATTTTATGTTTTTTTGATTTTTTTTTTGAAACCTTTGCGGTTTCCTTTTTTATTTTTTTTTTAGTGCAATTAAAACTCGAGTTTCTTATATATCCATCTTTACAGCAATTAACACATCTTTTCGTTTTTGTATTTAATTCTTTTCCATGAGGACATGCTTTTTGAATATCATTTGATTTATTATTTTCCATTATATAATATTACAATATTATATAAAAATATATAATTAAAATTCTGGATCACCTGTAAATACTTGTGTACCTTTTAAGTCTAATGATTTATTATCTGTAATTACATTAATAAAATCTGAAAATGTTCCTTGACTCTGAAGAAATATAAAAGTACCTACAAATGAACTAATGAATACTATTAAGGACTCTCGTACTAAATATTTTATAGGTTTCCATTCTTTATCTATATATTTCATTTCTAATAATTTAAACAAACTAAATAAAAAAGTTACTAAACCTGCTAGTATTAGGGTTTTTTCCATAATATAATGTAATAAATATTATATTATTATTATTATTACGAATCATTATTTTAATACTTCTATATCATCTAATATTATATCATCATTTTTTGGTTCTTTATAACTATCCAATACATCAAAACCGGTTAAATCTATATCATCAGTATGTATTTGTATTCTTTCTTCTTCATCATCATCATCGTAATCATCATTATCATCCAATTTTTTAATAGCATTAGATGTACTAATTTGTTCTAATCTTTCTATACTTTTAGGAGCTTCAATATTATTTATAGTATTATCTTCATCTAATACTGTATCTATATCATTAAAACTTAATTTTGTTATTACATTTTCTTTATTTAAATCACTAACACCAGGAACTACATCAGATATATTTTCTTCTGTAAAACCTTCCGAATTAGTTTCTTTATTATCAATTTCTTTATTGTCATTAACATTATTGGATTCTACTATATTATCTTCTGACTCATCATCATTTACAGTTTCTATTATTACTTCCTCTTCTTGTTCAACACTTTCATCCATATAAGCGCGAATGATTGATTCAGTAGGTATACTTTCGCGTATTGCTATTAAGATTGATTCTTGAATTATTAATTCCAATTCCCGATTATTTTTTTGAATTAATAATGGTGAAATATTCTTTTCAAATAAGTAAATATTACTATATACCTTTCTTGCTACATGAATATATACCTTATGTATAAAATCGTTTAATTTAGGTGTTGAAATATCTATTTTCTTTTGTTTATTACCAACACGTATACAAGTCAATACTTTTAATTGTATTATATGTACACAGGTTATTAAATCCTCTAAATAATTGCATCCACTACGTTCAATAATTCGATTTTTTTCTTCTTCAATAATATTATTATTCCACTTTGGTATTCTAGATAATAAATTTTGAAAAGTCATTAAATATTTATTTAATTCGTCATTTGACACACATAATTTCCATGATTCATTAAATATTGATTTTAATCCTTCAGTTACTAATGGTGTTAATATAGATACAAGTCTACTACACCATTCATTTCTCGATTCATGTAAATTTGATATTACAAAATCGTCCATATAATTATATTGTAGTTATACATTTTAAATCCTTTTCTGAACGTAAATATAAATAATCTAAAATATATAATATTAATAATTTTTCACATCTATATTCTAATCTAATTTTATCAAAAATGATACAAGTATTCGATATTTCTATTTCTGAAAATTTAGATTTATTAATTAACCATCTTATTATATCGAAACATGAATAACCTTCATTATATATTTCTTCTGATAATTCTAACAACGTAATATGATTCTTTTCTTTTACATTATTTATTTGTTTGTGTATCCAAGTATCTCGTTTTTTATTATCAGTTAATTCATATTTACTATTTCTCGAATATTCGTGTAAATTTTGTTTTTTACCATCTACCACATAATCTGGTATATATATTTCACAAAATCTGGATAAAATTGGATATAATATTTTATTTTTATTTTCTACTACCATAAAAAAACGTGTATTATAACTAAATAATTCTATGCATCTTCTTAACGCAGATTGAGCATCAATTGTTAAAAATGACGCGTTTAACAATACAATTGTTTTAAAATTGCTTCCATCATTTGATTTAATATTTGTTTTGGCAAAAAATTTTAAGTCTTCTCTTATGAATTTAATTCCTTTACCGTGAGCACAATTTACATACATTACATTTGCTTTTATTTTACGATTATCATTATTATATATTTTATTAATAAAATTATTTACTATTGTTCGTTTACCACTACCGGAATTACCATAAAATAAAATATGTGGTATTTTTCGCGTTTCTAAAAATTTATCCAATTTATAATGTATTGAATTATGTACATCTAAGCGTATAGTATTCATTTTGTCTTGCGTTAATAATAAATATATAACTATTTTTATATTTATTATTCTTTTTTTATTATATTTAATTCCTTTGTAAATAAATAACGTTCATGGTACATAGTTTTACGATGCACATTACATTTCAAACATGATATCATTACATTATCAATATTATGACCATAATTATTATCTATTCTATCTAACGTCCATTGATTATTTTCTCGTACATTTTCATATAAAATCAATAAATCATTTTTACAATAAAAGCATTTATTTTTACTTTGTAATAATAATTCTACTACATTATCCAATTTTACTAACTTTTCTTTATTTAAGATTTTTTTTTTAATATCCTGACTTTTATAACTATTTATTTTCTTTGTTAATTCTTTATAAATTAATTTCTGTATAGTTTCATTTATTTCATTAATATTTTCTATATAATATATTTGATTATTATAATTAGCATCTGCTACTAATTCATTCCATACATTATTTTCTGTTATTATACGTTTACTATTTATAGGTAAAGATATATTTTTTAACATATATAATTATTATATTTTTATATTAATATTTTTACATATTATACATCAAAATAAACATTTTCTATTTTTTTTATTTGTTTTTCAGATTCACTCATATTATCATGTAATACATAATTATTTATTCTTTTCCAAATACTAATATTCTCATTTTTTTTATTACTTTCTTCGTTACTTTCTTCGTTACTTTCTTCGTTACTTTCTTCGTTACTTTCTTCGTTACTTTCTTCGTTACCTTCTTTTTTAATCTCTAATTTAATATTTGGTTTATTTTCTCCAATTTCTTCTATATCTAAAAATTCATTTGTAGATTCACCATTTATATTATTTTCATCGGAATCTTTTTCATTTGAATCTGTGGTTTCTAAAAAACTATTATTTGATTTATATCCTTTTGATAAACATTCTATATTATCTCCTATACTTATTGGTTTATTATAAAAATTTTGTTTTTTATTTATACTTTTTCTTATATTTCGTTGAGGTTGATTATCATCATCTGTATCATTACTTAAATCGGAATAACTACTATTTGAACCAGAATAACCGTGCCGATATAATTTATATTCATTTAGTTTATCTTCTACGCTATGTGTATTTAAATTATAAATACCATAAAATTCATCTGGATAATATAGTTCTTTATCTTGATTTTCGTACATAATTTCATTTTGACTGTATTTAGCGTTACCATGATTATATAACATATTATAATTAGTTAACGCTACTCTCTTTTTCATTATATCATCATCATTATAACTATTGAATTTTCGCATTCCCAATTCAGACTCTATTCTCATATTATTTAATATATATTTATTTAAATGTTCTACAGTTTGGTTTGTTTTATATGACTCTACAGCCTTCTTTTTATCATCTTTTTTTAAATCATTTAATTCTGACCGAATATGCTCTTTAGACTTTATTAAATTTTCTATCGTATTTTTTATGTATGTGTTATCTATTTTTTTATATTTTTTCATTTTATGAGCGTCTGATAATATTTCCTTAATTCTTAAATCTACTTTATTCAATTCATTATTTTTTTGATCAATAACACTATCTAAAATAATTTTTTCTATTTCTTGTTCTGTATACAACTCTCTTGCTTTTTTATGAAATTTATTTGTAAAAAACATTCTAAAACATGTATTATTGCAAAAACTGAATTCAAATTTATATTTCAATAAATTTTTAAACATTAATGGTTCTACTTTATTATATATATTTGTTTGCTCGGTTATTATAAATTCTTGTAAATCTAGTTGTAACATTTCTTCTTTATATTTTAAAATATCCTTTTTGGTTAATAACATATCTATCTCATTATCTATATTAATCTTTAATTCGGTTGACCCATCTTTTTCGAATAAACTTTTTAATTTCGACCATTCATCATACTCATAATCGATATCTCTTTTATAATAATCGAATTCATGATTGATTAATAATTGTTGCCTAGCTTTTAGTTTATTTATATACATCGCAAATGTAGATAATAAATTTACTATTAATTCTTTTTGTTCGTCAAATTTAAAAAACCGTGAAATTGCTAATATCAACGCTACATATGTAGATAAACAAATAATAGTTAAGGATACTATATATGTTTCCATCGGTAATAAACCTTCAACCGTTTGTACAAAGGTAATCGCTGTAGATGCTACTATAATAGATATTTGAATCCATCCAATTTTACTACTTAATTCATGATATTTTAACTCTAACAATATTTTTTTATTAAAATCTTTTTTTAATATTTTTTCATTGATTTCATATTTTTTCTTTTTTTCACTATTAATATTTTTTTTACATATTTCAAAATATTTTTGATGTCTTTTTAATACTTTTTTATTTTTTTCTAGATCTTCATTATCAATACTAGGTGTTCTAGACATTATATATAGATAAATATATTCTTTATAATTAATTAACGTAAATGTTCTCGTAAGTTATTATGTGTTTACAATAACAAATTAAAAATATTTTTCAATATTCATACGAAATATAGTAATAATAATGTTGATAATTATATTGAGAACATTAAAAATATATATAGAATATCAAAAAAACATGAAAAAAAAATTCATTTTTTATTTTGAAAAAAATGGACATGGTTTTTTTTGGAAATTTTCTATTTATGAATATAGAATTTAAAAAATATGTTTAAAAAAACGTATTTAGACTAAAATGCTTTAAAAATGAAAAAAATAAGAAAAAAATGTGTTACGATAAGAAAAAAATGAATTAAAAAAATGATTTAAGGCGTTTTTTTTTGTAAGTATTATATACTTACACAATACTTACAAAAATGCGCCAAAAAAACGCCGAAAAATACTATTGTGATACCTGTGACTTTAAATGCTGTAAAAGGAGTGATTATAATCGTCATATCTTGACTCGAAAACATCAAATACTTACAAATACTTACAAAAAAACGCCGAAAAACACCGACAGCATGTTTAGGTGTGAATGTGGTAGAGAATATAAACATAGACAGAGTTTACATAGTCATCGTAAAATATGTAATTTTATAAATTATGAAGAATCTACTATAAAAAATTGTGAAGAATCTACTATAAAAAATTATGAAGAATCTAATATAAAAAATTATGAAGAAGAAAATGATAACTTAGATTATAAAGAAATGTTTGTTGTTATGATGAAGCAGAATCAAGATCTACAGCAAACTATTTTAGACCAACAGAGGAAAAGTGATGAACAACATAAGGAATATACAAATACAATTAATACTATATTACCAAAAATAGGAAATAATAATACAACGAATAATCAATATAACGTACAATTATTTTTAAATGAACATTGTAAGGACGCGTTAAATATAACAGATTTTATTCATTCCTTAAAATTAAATATTAATGATTTAATGGAAATGGGAAAAATAGGATATGTGAATGGTATGAGTCGTATATTTGTAAATGCTTTACAAAATATGGATATAAGAGAAAGACCTATACACTGTACCGATATAAAACGAGAAATAGTATATATAAAAGATGATAATAAATGGGAAAAAGATGAAGAAAATAAAGAAAAATTGAAGAAAACTATTCGTAATGTTGAAACCAAAAATTTACGAATGATACCAAAATGGCAAGAAGAAAATCCTGATAGTTCAAATATTGAATCTAAAAAATGCGATGAGTTTATGGAATTATCAATAAATGCGTTAGGTGCGAGTACTGATGAAGAAAAGATAAAGAATGAAAAACGGATTATGAAAAATATATTAAAAGAAGTTATCTTAGAAAAATAATATAAAAATTAATAAATAATTTATTGTATAATGTTTTATATAACTATAGCAACTAAACCACATGACGTATTAACGCATTTACAAAAAAAAGTTCAATTAAATAATGAAAATATTACTATTCTTGGACAACAAGAAAATAGATTCATCGGATGGAATTCTCAGGGAAATTTTGGAGTAAAAATACAAGAGGTATTTAATTATTTACAGAGGTCCGAATTATCAGATGATGACATTATACTATTTTCAGATGCGTATGATGTAGTATATTATGGTACATTTACAGAAATATTAGAGAAATATAAAATGTTTAATAGTCCAATAGTATTTGGTTGTGAAACAGATTGTAGTCCAGATCTTTCATTGGCAAAATATTATACAGACACTACTATGCAATTCCCTTATTTAAATAGTGGATTATTTATAGGAAGAGTTAAAGAATTAAGACATTGTATGAAAGGATATGAATATAATGATAAACATGATGATCAGATTTTTTGGATGCATAAATTTTTTCAAAATCCGGATAAAATTAAATTAGATTATGATAATAAATTATTTTTAAATACTCATGGTATAGATGAAAATGATTTGATATATAAAAATAATAGGGTATATTATCATGATAAAGAACCAACATTTGTTCATGTAAACGGTGCTAATAAAGGATTAGTAAATATATTAATAAAAAATTGATAATAATATTAATATTATTGTAATATTAATATTAAAATAATAAAATGAGCGAATATATAAATAAGTCTGTTCAAACAGATATTACATATATGGGAGATTTAAATAAATTACAAGCAATAGAATCTTTAATATTACAAATAGATAAAATATTTAAAGGAGAAATGCCGCATGAAAATTTAGAGGAAAATTATAAAAATTTGATAGGAAATACTGATATAGATGAAAATATGGAGAATAATGAAAGTGATAGTGAAACAGATAAAGAAGATGAATTAGAAAATAATATAATTTTATCAGAAGATGATATCACCGAATTAACTATCACTATTAATCATTTAATAGAAGATTATTTAGATAATAATATTTTAGATATGAAAAATTCTGAATTCATTAATAGTATGAGAGATAATATAGCACAGTTAATTTATTTAGACCTAGTACAAGAACAAGATAATCAGTTTCAAGACAATAAAGATTATATTGAAATTGTAAATTTAGTTGAAAATCAAATTGATATGTATTTACGATATAATCAAATACCACAACGATCAAATTCGATTACAATAGATGATATGGAAGAATTAACAAAAGAAACTAGTAATGTATTAACAACTATATTGAATAAATTAGATACTATTCCTCAACCAGTACAAAAAACGAAAGAATGGTACGAATTTCGTTATAATTTAATTAGTGCTAGTAATTTATGGAAAGTATTTGGTAGTCAATCACAAATTAACAGTTTAATTTATGAAAAATGTAAACCATTGGAATATAATTTTACTAATTATGGAACAAATAATTCTTTACATTGGGGGGTAAAATATGAACCAGTTACAATTATGATATATGAACACATGTATAGAACAAAAATTAAAGATTATGGTTGTATACAACATGAAAAATATCACTATATAGGTGCGTCGCCAGATGGTATTAATGTAGATAAAAACAATGTTCGATATGGTCGAATGTTAGAAATAAAAAATATTGTAAATCGTGAAATTACACGTATACCTAAAACTGAATATTGGATACAGACACAAATTCAAATGGAAACGTGTGATTTGGATAAATGTGATTTTGTAGAAACCCGTTTTAAAGAGTATGAAACAAAAGATGAATTTGAATTAGACGCGATAAGTGAGTATAAAGGACTTATATTATATTATATTAAATATGTAGATATGACACAAGAAAATATTGATATAAACACGTGTAATGTTCCATATTATAAATATATGCCATTAAATGTAGAGTTAAATGAAAGAAGTATAACAGAGTGGATAAATAAAACGAATCTAGAAATGGAATCAGATAATTATATTTTATATAAAACGATATATTGGAAATTAGATGAAATATCATGTGTAGTTATTCATCGAAATAAACAATGGTTTAAACATGCGCAACCTAAAATAAAAGAATTATGGGACATTATTGAAAAAGAACGTATAGAAGGTTATGAACATAGAGCAGCAAAAAAACGTACAGTATCTATTGATCATACACAAAAAGAAAATAAATGTTTGGTAAAATTAGATAATACTGAAATATAAATAATAGAAAATGATATATAGATTTTTTTATAATAATAATATATTATTATAAATATGGAAGATGAAATGTATGTAAAAAAACGTAATGGAAAGATGGAAATTGTATCATTTGATAAGATTTTAAAACGAATTAAAAAAATTGGTCTAGAAGTGAATATTAAAATTAATTATACTAATCTTGTTATGAAAGTAATTGATCAATTATATTCAGGTATTACTACAAAACAAATAGACGAATTATCAGCAGAACAATGCGCTTCTATGGCATCTATCCATCCTGATTATAATACATTAGCTGGACGTATTATTATATCAAATCATCAAAAAAATACAGATGATAAATTTTCCAAAGTAATTACTAAATTATATAAATGTATAGATAAACATAATAAACCCGCTCCTATTATTAGTAAAGAATTATACGATATTGTAATGGATAAACAAGATAAATTAAATGAAATATGTGATTATGAGCGAGACTATTTAATAGATTATTTTGGTTTTAAAACATTAGAACGAGCATACTTAATGAAGAAAGATAATATTATTTTAGAAAGACCACAACATATGTGGTTACGTGTTAGTTTAGGAATTCATAAAGATAATTTAGAAAAGGTAATTGAAACATATAATTATATGTCACAAAAATATTTTACTCATGCAACCCCCACACTTTTTAATGCTGGTACTAACCATCCGCAATTATCATCTTGTTATTTACTATCAATGGAAAATGATAGTATTGATGGAATATACAGTACATTACGTGATTGTGCTTTAATATCAAAGTGGGCAGGAGGTATTGGTTTACATATACACAATGTACGCGCTTCGGGTAGTCATATACGGGGTACAAATGGAACTTCAAATGGTATAGTGCCAATGTTACGTGTTTTTAATAATACAGCAAAATATGTTGATCAAGGTGGCGGAAAACGTAATGGCAGTTTTGCTATTTATATGGAACCATGGCATGCTGATATTGAAATGTTTTTGCAAATGCGTAAAAATCATGGTGATGAAGAATTAAAAGCGCGTGATTTATTTTATGCTTTATGGATACCAGATTTGTTTATGGAAAGAGTAAAAAATGATGGAATGTGGACGTTAATGTGTCCGGATGAGTGTCCAGGTTTATCGGATGTATATGGTGATAAATTTAATGAATTATATACAAAATATGAAGAAAAAAATAAGGGAAGAATAACTATAAAAGCAAGAACATTATGGTTTCAAATATTAGATGCGCAAATGGAAACAGGAACGCCTTATTTATTATATAAAGATGCTTGTAATAAAAAATCAAATCAACAAAATATAGGTACTATTAAATCTAGTAATTTATGTACAGAAATAATAGAATATTCGGATGATAAGGAATCCGCTGTTTGTAATTTAGCAAGTATTGCTTTACCATCATTTATTGTGAAAACAGAATCAGGTGAAATATATTTTGATTATAATAAATTACATGAAGTTACTAAAATTGTTACTTATAATTTAAATACTATTATAGATATTAATTTTTATCCTACTGAAAAAACGAAAAGAAGTAATCAAAGACATCGCCCAATAGGTATAGGTGTACAAGGATTGGCAGATACTTTTTTTATGATGAATTTATCTTTTGGTTCTGAAGAATCGAAAGAAGTAAATAAAAAAATTTTTGAAACTATTTATCACGCTTCATTGGAACAAAGTTACGAAATTGCTAAGGAAAGATCAATCATTTTAAATAAACTAAGTGAAAATGATAATTTTTCAGATAATTTGACTATTGATGAAGATATAAAATTAAAAAAAATGTTAAATGAATATGAAGAACCCAATTTACATAAAATATACCGAGGAGCGTATTCAACGTTTATGGGATCACCTGCTTCAAAGGGTATTTTACAATTTGATATGTGGGGAATCACACCTAGCGATAGATATAATTGGACAGAATTAAAAAATAATATTAAAAAATATGGTCTTCGAAATTCTTTATTAGTAGCGCCAATGCCTACTGCTAGTACTTCTCAAATTTTAGGTTATAATGAATGTATTGAACCAATTACTAGTAATATATACAGTCGTAGAACAATAGCCGGTGAATTTGTAGTAGCAAATAAATATTTAATGAAAGAATTGATAGATTTAAATATATGGAATGAAAAAATTAAAAATAGTATTATAGCAAATAATGGAAGTATTCAACATATAGAAACCATTCCAGAAAATATTAGAAATAAATATAAAACGGTATGGGAACTTCCTATGCGTAATTTAATTGATATGGCAGCAGATCGTGGCGCTTACATATGTCAAAGTCAGAGTTTAAATTTATGGTTAGAAGATCCTAATTATAATTCATTAACTTCTATGCATTTTTATTCTTGGAATAAAGGATTAAAAACAGGTATTTATTATTTACGAAGACGCGCTAGACATCAAGCACAACAATTTACTATTGAACCTGAGAAACAAAATAAAAAAAATGAAGAACAGGATGAAATATGTGAGATGTGTTCTTCATAAATTTTATTTATTATTTTATTTATTATTTTAAAGAAAAGAATCATTATCAATATTAAAAAGCATTTTTAAATAACAGCGTAAGCAAACTTTTACGTCAATTAATGAATTATGTAATCCATTAATTGGTTCATTATTAAAGAGATAATTATGAAGTTCAATTAATTTTGGCCATTTTATCATTGGTGGTTTGCCCTCAATTTTAGACGGTATTAAGATATTACAAAGATTCGTACCACTTTTCATAGTACAATAGCGAGTAATATTATGAATTTTTTCATAAAAAGGGTTGAATATAGTAAATACCTGTGGACAATGAATTTCAATCATAGAACGAAATCTTTCAATTTCAACACCAATCATTTTTGAATCAAAATCCATATTATGTGCGACTAACCCATTACAAAATACATACGCTTCATGAAACTCTTTTAATATTTCAATCATGGATAAACCATTATTGCATAATTCACGTGTAATACCAGTTAATTCTGTAATTTTATTACTAATATGTATATTAGTATCTATATTAACGTACGAATCAAATTCTTTTACTATTTTCTTAGCGCCTATATCATAAATTATAAAACTTAGTTGTAATATATGAGGATAATTTTTTAGTTCGTTAGCACCATATTTGGGCAATAACCCAGTGGTTTCAACGTCAAACACAAGAATTTTGTGACTATGAGGAATATGTTCTGAAGACTTATTCATTTTATAAGTAATGTTTATTATTTATAAAATAATATAATATTAATTCAATTTTTTATTTTTATTATGTTAAGTTATTGTTTTGTAAAATAGTCATAATGGATTCTAATTTTGCTTCCATTTCAATACGTTTTGCTTTTTCTTCTTGTAATTGTCTGTCTACTTCTTGTAATGCCGCAGTACTAATAGTCCAAATATGATCTTTACTTATACAATGGAAATTATCTACTATTTGTCCGACTACAAATATTTCTTCTTCATTATATACTGCATTTTCTTCTTCATCTTCATCGCTAATATAATCAATTAGAATCTTATTAGAATCTATTACATTAACAATAGTAGCGTGTATATGAGAATCGCCTTTATGGAATGTAATAATTTTAAATAGATTGTTAGATGCGTCCTTTTCAAGTAAATCAGTATTAAAGTTAGTAAATTCAATTGTATTTTTCGTTATTTTTGCGTTTTGATAAATATTTGGAATTTCTTTGGTTTTTTCTGTAACCGCATATGGAATAACTTCTTTTACTTCTTGTGCTATGAAACCATAAACAGTATCACTTGTTCTATTTCGTGTATTTATATAATTATATGTTTTTGGTTTAATTAAACGTATTTTTTCTAGAGCAGTTGCGTCATTTACGTCAGTTATATTTGTTTTAATACGTTGATCTGAACTATTTGTAAAAGTACCATCTACTGTTAAGTTATTTGGAACATAAACAGTTGTGTTAGATTTTCCTAATACCAATTGATTATTAGTTGTAATTATAGATTCGAAACCAACCGCAGTTGAACGATCATAAGTAGTAGTATTACCATATGATGCAGCAGCGTTCATTCCTAAAAATGTACAATTAGAACTAGTAGAATTGTAATTACCCGAATGGGTACCAATACAAGTGTTTCCACCATCACCAGTTGTTAGACCGCTACCAGCATAGTAACCTACAGCGGTATTATGACTCACAGTACTCGCTATTTTAAGTGAATTGTGACCCATTGCTACATTACCTTCACCTAATATATCTTCTAACGTATTTGTTCCTACCGCTACATTCCATCTACAAGTGATACCTCTATTAGCATTTCCTTTCATTGCATTATTACCAAGAGCTGTATTATTATGACCCCCTTTATAATATAAACTTTGATATCCAATACCTACACTACCATTACTAGCGTTCGTGTCCTCACCCAAACGCCCGGATTCATGACCAATAAATACGTTATAAGCGGCACTAGTAGTATTTGCGCCAGCATAATAACCAATAGCAATATTCTTACTTCCAGTAGTAGAATCCTTCAAGGCGTATGGTCCTATTGCTATACAAGTTTCACTGGTCATTCCGGAAGTAGCACCTTGTAAAGCGTACGCACCTATAGCTGTATTATAATTTGCGGTAGTGTTATTGTCTAACGCTCTCACACCAATAGCAGTATTATAATTACCGGAGGTATTATCATTTAATGCATAAGCACCAAGAGCAGTATTATCTTGTCCGCTTGTATGAGAAAATAACGAGTAGTAACCAACCGCGGTATTGTGATCACCACTAGTAATACTATTTAATGAGTGTTTTCCAATACCTACATTATATCGAGCATAAGATAATGTTCCAGTATTAGTATCACCTATTTTTAATGATTGCTCGAAATGAGTTCCTTCAAATTTAACATCGCTTAAATCATCTAGTGAAGAAGCACCACCACCACCAAGAGAAACAGCAGAACCATTTTGGTAAAGTGTACCAGTGAAATTAATATGACCATCAACATCTAAATTATAATTTTGACTTGGAGTACTATTATTTATACCTACACCACCGGATGAACTAATAGTTAGACGTGGAGTTAAACCTGAACTAGTTCCATTTGAACTTGTAGAAAAGACTAATGAACCTATATTATTAGTAGCATCTGTAACTTGTCCCCATATTTCTCCTAATGTATGTATTCCTCCATTACTGTTTGACGACAAGTTATCATTATAATTAGTAAATTTGATTGAAGTATTTGCCCATGATGAGTTACCCGAATTTCTAGCACCTCTTAATTCCATACTAGAATCTTTTCCAGTGGTTGACTCTGGTTTAATTAATAATTTCGGGTTACTATCTCCAACTATAGTAACATTATCAAATGAAGAAGCACCACCAGCAAGAGCAACAGCAGAACCATTTTGGTAAAGTGTTCCGGTGTAGTTAATATCACCATCAACATCTAATGTTTTGGATGGATTAGTAGTTCCAATACCTAATTTACCGTCATTTGTATATCGTGCTGTTTCAGTACCGTTTGTTTGATTAATTGTAATATCGTTGCCACCATTATTATTAATAGAAGTTGTTTTTAATTTACCACCAATTAGAGCGTCACCACCAATATAAGCATTAGCAGTCATCGCAAGTCCATTGCCGCTAGTTTTATGAAGTGATAATGTACCATTCATAACAGCAGCGCCGTTTAATGATAAATCACCGTTAACTTGTAAATCTTGTGTATTAATCATTTCATAATTGGTAGTTGTAGTATTAAGAACATATTCATTAGATATATTAGTTGCTTTTAGGTCTCCTAATACAGTCAAATCACCATTCATAACAGCATTTCCATTTAATGATAAATCACCACCAAGAGTAGTCTTACCGGTTCCAACAGTGAATGTCTTAGCATCAACAATAGAAACATTATCCTTTAATGTAGTTGTTCCATCAATAACAGCCGCACCGTTTAATGATAAATCACCCTTTAATGTTAAATCACTATCAGCGATAATGTTTTTATTAATAGTAATATCGTCACCAGTCTTAGTAGTAATGGTATTTGTTTTTAATGTACCAACTTCAGCGTTACCACCGATTGTAGCTTTACCGCCAATATAAGCATCAGAAGTGAGAGCAAGTGCTGTACCACTAGTTTTATGAAGTGATAATGTACCATTCATAACAGCAGCGCCGTTTAATGATAAATCACCCTTTATTGTTAAATCAGTTTCAGCAGTAATTAATCCATCAAATTTAGAAGTACCGCCAACGTGTAATTTAGCACCAGGAGTTGTTGTTCCAATACCTAAACTACCACCGTTAGTAAATCGCATTTTTTCAGTACTGTCTACTTGGAATAATATTACACCATCTGTACTATGATTTGGAACATTAAAAGCAAGTCGACCATATTGATTCATTGCTATTGAATGGTCAGGGTTACTACGACCAGTGTAACCTAACGT